TCTGACCAACCGCTTCTTCCAGGTGTGTTTTGAGCCGGATGACGAGGGCGCCGGCGGGCAGGAGCCGTCCTTCGACTTCGCCGCCCCGACGGAAGCGCTGACGCTCGACAAGGGCGCCCAGCTCCTCGGCGACAGCCTGAAGGACGACGCGCCGAAGGGGCGCGAGCGCGAGCCGAACGGGCAATTCGCCAAGAGGGAGAGACAAGCAGACGACGAAAACAAGGTTGTAAGCCTTCGCCCGGGCCAGACCGATAAGGCAGCGCTTGACCAGAAAACCGAAGATCCAGCGCCGGACGCGGCCAAGGCTGAGGCCGAGGACGAGGACCCCGAATTCGAGTTCGAGCCCGAAGCGGACGGCCAGGAGCCCGTACGCCGCAAGCTCTCCGAACTCGTGTCCGCCTTCGAGAAAGCGCAGACGCTCGAGAAGGAAGTGGAGGAACTGCGCACGCGCTCGAGCGAGGTGCCGGCCGAGTACACCGCAGCCGTTCAGGAGATCCTGCCCAAGAGTGCGGCGTACGCGAAGGGCCTCGAGCTGATCTCGAAGCTGTTCAATCCGACGCCGCCGAACCAGAACCTCGCGAACCCGAACCACCCCGATTACGACCCGCAAGCCTACTGGCTGCAGCAGCAGGCTTTCGAGCAGAACAAGCAGGCGATCGAGAAGATTAAGGCCGAGCACGAGGCGCTGACCAAAGAGCAGGCTCAGCATCAGCAGGCGGCCATGAACGCCTACCTCGCCCGCGAGCGGGAGGCCCTGCACAAGGCCTGGCCCGAGCTCAAGAGCCCCGAGGTGGCGAAGCAGGTGGCCGAGACGCTGAAGCGCGACTACGGCTTCACCGACCAGGAAATCGCAGCCACGTCGGATCACCGCATGTTCCTGGTGATCCGCGATGCAATGGCATTTCGCGCGTCTAAGGCGAAGGAGGCAGAGGCGGTCAAGGTCGTCCGCAAACTGCCCAAACTTGTGAAGGGTGCAGCGCGTAGCACGACCGACTCGAAGGCGGCAGGGCGCTCTCAGGCCATGGCCAGGTTGGCCGAGACCGGGAGCATCCACGACGCCGTGAAGGCCATCGAAGGCCTGATCTAGCACCCCTCAGACAAGGAACAGGAAAATGGCAGTACCGTCGAACACGGTGCAGACCTTCGGCATGGTCGGCATCCGTGAGCAGCTGTCGGACGTGATCACCATGATCGATCCGACCGAGGTCCCGTTCTACTCGGGTATCTCCAAGCGGAGCGCGAAGAACCGCACGCCCGAGTGGCAGGTGGACAGCCTCAACCCGCCGAACCCCGAAAATAAGAATGTCGAAGGCGACGACGCCTCCAACGACACGGCGACCCAGCCCGTGCGTCTGAAGAACGTCGTTCAGCTTTTCGACAAGGTGTTCCAGGTGTCGAGCACCGGCCAGGCCGTCGAGACGGCGGGCCGCGGCAACGAGCTCAACTACATCGCGCTCAAGCACGGCAAGGAGCTCAAGCGCGATTTCGAGGCGCGCGCCACGGGCAACTATCCGTCCGTGCTCGGCAACGCCTCGACCCCGGGCGAGATGGCCGGTGCCGAGGCGTGGATCAAGACCAACGTCTCCCGTGGCACCGGTGGCGCATCGGGCGGTTACAACACCGGAACCGGCCTGATCGCGGCGGCCACGGACGGCACGCTGCGTGAGGCCACCGAAGCCCTGCTCAAGGACGTGATCCAGAAGGCCTGGACGCGCGGCGGCAACCCGTCGACCATCATGGTCAACGGCGCCATGAAGCAGAAGTTTTCGGGATTCGGGGGCATCGCCACGCAGTACCGCGACAATCCCGGCACCAAGGCGGCCGTGATCATCGCGGCGGCCGACGTGTATAAGAGTGATTTCGGCCTGCACTCCATCGTGCCCAACCGGTTCATGTGCCATGGCGTCGCGCCGCGCGATAGCACCTGGACCAACAAAGCGCGCACCGACATCGAGGACGCGAACCGGACGGCTCTGATCCTCGATCTGTCGAGCTGGTCGGCGGCGTTCCTGCAGCCGATGAAGACCGTTCCGCTCGCCAAGACGGGCCACTCGGATCGTAAAATGATCTACGCCGAGTGGACGCTCGAGTGCTCGGACGAGCAGAAAAACGGCGTGCTCGCCGACATCGACACCGACAACGTGGACTCGCCCTGACGGGACATGGGTCAGCGTCGGCTGTTCGAATACGACCCGCATCGCGGGCTGCGTATCGACTACGAGGACCTGGAGGGCGGCGGGTTCGCCCTCCATTACTCCCAGGATGTTGAGGATCTGCTCGACCTCAACAAGGAGTGCCAGAACTCCGGCGTGGACATGCGCAAGAGCGAGTTCCGGCACTACGCCTCGGTTCCCATCACCGTGCAGTACGAGTGGATCCGGCGCTACGGCGTCGATCCTCTGGCGCCCGAGCACCAGGACCTGCTCGCGCGCCTGCTGAACGATCCCGAGTGGCGCTACCTCAAGACGCAGGACGTGATCATATGACCCGTAAGAAGAAGATCGTCCGCGACCCCGTGGACCAGACGCCCATCGAGACGGACGAGGACGCTTTCGAGCCGCCGAAGCCCGAGAAGAAGACCCGGCCGGCGCGGCGCCGCGTCGAGATCACGCCCGCCGGAGCCGAGGTGCAGTGCTGGAGCGAGCACGGCATGCACGACGAGGCCGGCGTCATCATCGAAACCGATCTCGCCGACATCTTCGTCGAGCGTGGCTGGGCCATCGAGGTGGACTGATGGCGCTCGCCACCCTCGCCGAGCTGCGCACCGCGGTCCTCGGGCTGCGCACCGACATGATGGCCCGCTTCGCCTCTGAGATCCTGCCGCTCGCCGAGCAGAGGATTTTCTACGGCGACGGGCCGCTGGCACCGCTGCGCGTCCTGCCGATGGAGGTCTCAGACGAACTGACCTTCACCGACGGCGTGGCGACGCTCCCTGCGGATTTCCTCGACAAGCGCGCGCTCTACTGGACGGGCACGGGGGGACAGACCGTCTCGCTCAGCTACGAGCCGCCGTCCGTTTTTTATCCGCAGGCCTACTGCCGGCAGGGCGGGCCGTACCCCATGGCCTACACGCTCGAGGGCAACACGGTGAAGGTGTCGCCGGGGCTCTCCGGCGAGGCCACGCTGCTCTACTACGCGCGCCCCGCCGCGATGGCGGCAGACGGGGACAGCAATGCCATTCTCGCCAACTGGCCGGGCGTTTACCTGTTCTCGTGCCAGATGGACCTCTACCGGCTGCTGCGCAACGACGGGGAGCTGCAGAAGGTCCGCCAGTTCTACGCCGACGCGCTCGGCGCCGCGAACCGGCAGGCTCTGGTCGCGCGCACGCTCGGCGGGCCGGTGAAGCGCCGGGTCGGTTTCGCAGGGATCTGATGCGCGAGAAACGCGTCATCCCCTTCGGGAAGTGGGGGCCGGACCAGGCGGTGATCGCGGGGCAGAGCCCGGACATCCGGGGCTGCATCCCGCTCGGGGGCCGCTACGCTCCGCTCCTGGACCTGCAGCAGGTGCGTGCCGGCGCGATGCTCAACGACTCCTGCCTCGGCGGAAAGAGCTTCTACGACAAGGTCGGGCAGACCTCGATCACGTTCCTCGCCGATAGCGGACGCATCTACCGGGTGCTGGGTAAGATCCCGACGGACGTGTCGAGGCCCGGAGGCTACGCGTTCTCGAACGACTGGGGCGTCGTGTTCGAGCAGTTCGGCGACAACATCATCGCCGTCGGGCGCGGCGTCGATCCGCAGCGCTACATCCTCGGATCGTCGAGCGCGTTCGCGGACCTCGAGGGGAGCCCGCCGCAGGGCGATACGGTGTTCCGCATCCGCCAGCACCTGTTCATCTGCTCGGGCAACACGGTCAACTGTTCCGGGTTCAACAACATCACGATCTGGGGCAATGACCCCGAGAGTCAGGCCTTCATCAACGAGGTGAACCAGGCGGCGGGCCTGATCGTGGCCGGATGGGGCGGCGAGCAGGGCGCGATATTCCAGGAGCGCGGCATCGTCCGCCTCGCGTACCAGGGGGGCGTGGCGCCCTTCATCTTCGATGAGGTCGAGGGGGGGCGCGGCGTATGCGGGCCGCACGCTTGGGCGCCCTGGGGCAAAATCGCCTTCTGCGCCGCTGAGGACGGCTTCTACAGCTTCGACGGGTCCATCGCCACGCCCATCGGGCAGAACTGGGTCGATGGGTATTTCGCGAGGCGCCTCAACTACGGATATCGGCATCGGGTGTGGACGGCCATCGACGCCAACCGCAAGTGCTGGATGGTGGCGTTCCCGACCGACGGCCACTCCTGGCCCACCGAGGTGCTGATCTACTCGTGGGCCGATGACGCCTGGACACATGACGTGTTCGATAGCCAGTACGGCCTGGAGATGCACCGCGAGCCGGTGGACATCGACGACGAGCAGGGTCTGATCGACCTCCTGGGCACAGCGGTCCCCGACGATATGGGCGACATCTCGTTCGACAGTCCGCTGTTCCGGGAGACCCGGAAGGAGTGGGGCGTCGTCGATGGCGAGCGCCGCCTGTGCCAGTTTACCGGCCCGGCGCGCGCGGCGAGTCTGTCGACGGCCACCTACGACGTGGCTGGGCGCAAGACGTTCGTC